AAGCAATTGCTGAACCACATCCATATGTTTTAAATTTCACATCAAGTATTTCTTCTGTATCGGGATTTAGTTTTAGATCGAGTTTCATGACATCGCCGCATGCTGGAGCGCCAGTCATGCCTGTTACTACATTAGGATCATTCGGATCAAATCTACCAACTCCATGTTTGGCTGGATTATTTAGTACATCTTCGAATCGATCTACAACCTTAGCTGAATAGGCCATTGTTAATTAGCAAAAGCTACACCTACTGCTAATGATGTAGCAGCACCGGTTAATGTATCATCAGATGCTTTGGCAATATATGCAACTTCAGCAGCAGCCAATGTGATTGTAGCTAATGTTGTACCACCCGCGTTTTTCTGAGTAATAACTTGAACTGATGTTTTGTTGTTTAATACTCTTACTAGTTTTGCGCGTCCAACATTAGATGCTGATGCTAATCCAGCTTCTGAGCCTAATAGTCTTAATACTGTCATTTTTGTTTCCTCTTATTTATTTATACTTTTTCAAGCCTAGACATTAATCTTTCAGCTCTATTAGTAACTTGTTTATACCATCTAGAATCACGTCCTTCGATAGCAGCTTCTTTCCAATCATGCATATCTAGTGCTGCATTATGTTTTTTAAACTTTGATAGTCTAGTTCTACCCATATTAAACATCATGTTCGCAACAATTTGTTTAACTTCTTGAGGATAATCTTCCCATCCTTCATGTAACTTTTTACAGTCATCAATTACTGTTTCTACGTCTTGTTCGAAACAGGCTTTAACCCTGTCTTCAGAAACGGGTGTGCCGACGGCTTGGCCTTGCTCAGGATCGGATGCGGTAACCAAATGTCCGATTCCGAACGTCGCATAACCCAAGTGGTCGTTGTAAATTTCGTTGACTTGTCCTTCATCTATTATTAGCTGTTCTCTAAGTTGATCAACATCAATTTCTTTATTTCTCCAAAACATATATAATACCTCTCTATCTATTTATACCAATTATTTGGATGAGTTTCTTTTAATTTTTCTATTTGATTTTTTGGAAATATATAACATATATCCATGTTCCAAGCTATAATACTTTTACGTTTGTTTGTTAGCATTTTAGGCGCGCGATGTAACATCCAAGATGGAAATATAAGCATATCTCCTGCTTCTGCTTTTGGTTGTATTACCATACAATCTTCTGGATTTAAAAATTCTGTAATATATTTTTGTTCTGGTACTTCTACAAAATATACTGCGGACCATTGACACCACTGATGATTGTCCCAACTAATATAATCAGATTCTGTCATTTGATGAAACCACATATGCATAATATTAAATGCATAACTTAATCCAGTAATTTCTGGTTGGATATGAAACTCTGCATGTTCTTCAAATTTATTTTTTGCAGCATTTAAAAAAATTTCTTTATATTTTATATGAGGAAATCTACTTATATGTTCTAGATATTGATCTGGAATAGTAAAAGAACCTGGAACTTCACCCCATGTATTCATAGGATCTTGATATTGCCATTCTTTTGGAATCAATGGAGAGGATATATGGTTATGTCCATCAAACTTACTAATTCCTAAGTTATATTCTTGATCTCCAATTTTATCGGGTAATGTGTCAAAAAAATCTAGAAGATTTTTATTAAGTTCTTTATGGTTATCAATTCTATATTTGTAAATTAGGTTCTTCATTGAATTTCCATGGAGTAGTTTCTTCTATTTCTTTTATAAACTCTACAGGTATATTATGATCAGCTATTATTGTACCGCATCCTTTATCATGATCTGTACCATATTCAGATACATAAAATTTATTGTTTTGTATTTCTAAATTATTAGGTAAAGCTACATTATATTTTTCATGCAAGTGTATGGGATATTCATCACTAGGATTAAAAGTTGTGATTAATAATTTATCGCATTTTACATCTTTCCATGCTTTGTCAAACAAAGATATATCTTCAAACATACCTTTTATGTAATCATCTCCAGTCATAAATGTTGGAGTACTATTGAATATATCTGGTCGTGCATTTAATTCTAAAAAATACCATTCGCCTTGAGAAGTATATGCTCCACAAAAACTACCTTCATAGTTTCCACCCATTTTTGCTATTTCTTTTAGGTATATATTAGCTTGTTCTCTAACTATTAAATCTACTTTAGGTTCTAATGGTTTAATATATGAACCTATATACCAAACTTTTTGTTGTATTGTTTTATTTAAATTTTCACCAATAATTTCTTGAGTATGCGTAATTTTATATTCACCATTTGCTACTACAAAAAATACATTAGTTTCTATCATATCACTAATATATTCTTCTATAAAATATTCATTATCACCTTTTGTTTCAGCCAATTGAATTGCTTTTTTAGCATCTTCTTCATTAAATAAATTTACAGCTGGAGACCAATGATGAGATGGTTTTTCTATTGTTGGAAATGTAAGATTAGTTCCATAATCGCTATCTGAATATCTGCCTTGTTTTAATATACTTGGTGTTTTTACACCAACGCTATTTGCTATTTCTTTTGAAAATAATTTATCTGTTTCTAACCGTGCAGCTAATTCTGATGGACCAATATAGTTTATTTTATCATGAAAGTAAGTATGTAAAAAAGCTGCATTAGGATCTGTAACTTGCAACATGTCTATTTTATAGTAATCTATAAATTTTTTTACGTAATCAATTGCCGCATCTTTATCATTGTATATAGAAAAATTTAAAAAATTATTATCTTCTTCAGTTAAAGTATATATGCCCAATCTATTTTCGTATGTAGTTGATCCATGCCAATTAGTATATATGTTATTTTGCTTTCTATACTGAAGTAAGCTATGGAAGTTATTTTTTGGTAGTTGAATATTCAAGAGATTCATAATTAAAATTTCCTTTAAGTTGTATTTAAAAAGATAGCTAGCATTAATCCACTATCTCCTGCATGATTACCCCATGTTGATGGTTTAAATCTATGCGCTAAAGTATGATTAAATATTACAAAATCATTTTGTTTTAAATCAATACTATTTTCTAAATGAGATGTATATGACGGAACATGTTCTTCATGATTCCAAAATTCTAAAGTAGAATTCCAGCCATCATGCCCAATATATAATATTGCTACATGATCTGGAGAATATGTTGGTAAAAATCCAGTCGTATAATCACGATGAATTCCTGGTTCTGTATCATTTTGCGTATAATATTGGCCATAAGCTTTGTGATTGTCAACTGTAATTTCTAAATTTGTTTCAACTAATTCAATCATTTCATCAATTGAAGCTTTTATAATTCCTGTTTTGTCTGATAATTCTTTAGTAATATTACTAGTACCAGAACTGGCCCATTCTATATTTGGATCTTTTTCAGGGTGATTAGTAGAATCATAAAATGATAATTCTATTATAGCTTCTCTTAATGCATTAGAATCTGAAATTGAATTTTCTTTATTAAATAATAACATTTAATTATGGACCGTAAGTGAAAACGCCAGTAGTAGTACCAATTATAGCGTTTTTATTAGTTGTAGTTAAACCAGAGTATACATGTGAAGTAGAAGTAGTACTAGATGCGCTAGTTCTATAAGCAACGTAACTACCAATTGTTAAATAAGTCCAGCTATCATTACGACCACCACTCCAATAAATGTAAAAGGTGTTAAAGCCTCCACCCATTGTCCATCCGCTCCAGTTATTACTACCAAATGGAACCGCAGTACCTGTTTCATTACTGGTATAATATTGACCAACTTTTCCAACTGGGCCATTTCTTAACCAACCAATAGTATGATTTTGTGGACCATGGGTATAGCCAGAAAATTCATTCATTCCATGTGGTTCTACTCCTACATTATTTGTATATACTGCATTACCGCCTGTATAAGAATTTGCGCTAGTTGATAGTGTAGTTAATGAATTACTATTTACTGATGTAACTTCAGCATTAATTTGTGATATTCTTTTCTCACCAGTTGGTATTTGTGCCATTACTTAATAATCCCTGCTATATGATCTTCAAAGGCTTCAATCTTTTCTGTACGATTAGGCCAAAGAATATATTCTTTTTCCGGATTCTTTTTTAAGTTAGATAACAAAGGTATAATTGCATTATATAGATTGTTAATTTTATCTTCCAAAGCTTTAACCTCAGCTTCAGTAGATGATGCTTTCTTTGATACTTCTTGTACAGCCTCAAGCTCGCTTTCATCAACGGCTGTAAATCCAAAGTCAAATTTTAGTAAATCGTCTGCCATAGTTATTCCTCTATAGTCTTATTTATAACGTTTCTAACTTCTTTTCTATCGTTTTTTTTCTTTTTATCCACGTGTACTTGAGTTATAGAATGCGAAGGCTGATGTTTACGAGCTTTTATCTTTGGTTTTTCTTTTCCAAAAATAGCTTCCCAACCATCAGAATATTTTTGTTGATCTGGACTTCTAGGTTTATCACCTTTTCCACCATGCCATTGTTTACCCATGAATTCACCAGTTATGTATTATATTTGCCATAATAAAAAATGCGCATATAACATTAATTCCTACAATAAATGTACGAACTATTGCTACACGATTATCGTATTCTTCTGTTTGTTCGTCAGAAAAACTACCTACTGCAAATTTCCAAGTAGTCCAAAATTTATTCAGTCGGCTCTTTATCAACTTTAACAATTTTCACACCTCTTGAAGTAATAATATTTCTCAATTTTTGCTTATGCTTAGGTTTAGTTTTGTCACTATTAATAAGATCAAATAACGCTTGCGTCGATAAGCTTTTAGCATATGAATGTTCCATCCATTTTTTTCCTGTAGCTCTATCGTATTTCATTACACTTGGTGCATATTTTGCTGGCATTATTTTCTCCTTATTGATTTGATACTACCATCTCTTTTTACTCTATATGCTTCAAATGTTACATCAGGATACTGACCCTGTAATGATAACAATGCGTATAGATTATCGACAGCATCATCAAATAATCTTATTCTTTTGTAATCTCCTGTATCTAAATATTTTTTAAATACAACTTCCTTATTTTTTGCTGCATCATCTAGACCAATATTGCCAGCTCTTTCAATATAAACATTTTTCATGTCTAATCCTTGAGCTTTAAAAGTATCCACAAACAATTTTTTATCGTCCATGTCTCCTCTTGCAGTTACTACAATAACTTTTGATCCAGCCTTAACAGCGTTTTTGATAATAAGTTTAGCCTTATTTATCATTTTTGCTATAGGAGTTGATGTCTTTGCAAATACTTTTGCTGACTTAAACTGCCCATAATCAAATTCTTCGCCAGGCTTTAATGTATAATTATTGTATTCTACATTGGTAAGACTAGCTACAATTTTACCGTCTTTTTTGACATTTATTTTTGCTTTTGTATGAAAAAGCGTTTCATCTATATCAAATATAGTAAGGCCTCTACCTGAGGCTTCAACTATGTATTTGATAAGTTCTCTTTTCATACCAAAAAATGTTTATCTATAACTTCTATTTTATCATCAGCATCAGCAATTTTTGCTATTTGTACTTCAATAGCTTCTACTATATCGGAGTGTTCTCCAATACCAGCTGCATTTTTTCGATACACCATGATATTTGCCTTGGCCACTTCAATTTCGCCTTCTAATTTCTTTTTTAAAGCTTCTAATAAGTAATTCATTTTATCTCCCAAACAACTTACGTCGTTTATATTCGTTAATAGTATTTATAAGATCCTTAGTCCAGTTGTCTCTATCTTCAATAAACACTTGTGTTCCTTCATCACCAGCAATAAATACTACTAATTGTTTCATAGGTATTCCAGTTCTTTCTTCCCACATAATAGCATAAGCTGCACATTGCATAAAGTAACCAGATATCCATTCTTTCTTTTTTAATTTTCTAGATGTTTTATAATCAATAATACTATCAACACCTAGCCATTGACCAACACAATCTACTCTACCAGCAACACCTAAGTGTTTAGAATATAATGGAGCCTCTTGAGCATATACTTTAGTTATTGATAAGTCTAAAATTCCTTGAGCATCTTTAAACGTTTGTATATTATGTGGCATTACTCCTTCTAAGTAATCTGGATCATTATTGACGTATTTTTCAAATACATTATGAACTGCTGTACCTCGAGTACTTGCTATTCTGGATATTTTATTTGCTTCTTCTTCACCAACTCTAGCTCTCCATCTTTGTATAGCTTCTTCGCTTAAGATCGACAGGACAGTAGTAATAGAAGGATAAGAATTACCGGCGGGGTCAGTATATGTTCTGCCAGATTTACCAGTGTGTGCAACCAAGTCATTATAACCGAGATCAATTGGTTCATGTTTAAACTCCATTATTTTTCTATCCTATGAGATTTATTTTTTTCCCACCCTTTGTACCATTTAGCACCATTTGCTTCCGCTTCTCTAAATGTTACATTTGTAATCATGATAGGTACAATCACTGAAAGATGAACCCATATAGACCATACAATACTGTAATTTTCCCAGCCAATCCAAGTCCAAGCTACAATACCAAAGTAAGCACTCCACATAATAAATAAAGCCATTGTAAAATAAGCTTGTATTGATGGATCACCAATGTGTCTTAAAGGATTATACCTATTATCCATTATCAATCTCCAACAATCAATAACAAACCAAATTAATTTTTTTATATATTTCATTTCAACTCCTAGTCGCTCATTTTGTTTTAATATTGTCTCTTAGTCTTGGCGGCATGCCACTTTTAATTCTATCTTGTACTTCTTTCCATCCATCACCAGCTTTATTCAAAGGGCTTTCACCAGCAATAGAATTAACAGTACTTATTTGTTGTTTTAAATCGGGATTATCCTCCTTAAATTTATCTAAATCTTTCCATGACATGGTATATTCTTTTACTTCACCAGTCTTTATGTTTTTAAAATCGTATCTAGGCATATGTAAACCACTCCGGTATTTTTCTTTTGGTCCAATCCATTTTGAACCTGTGTTGTTTTGTATGATAAAATGCTCGATAAGATTCTACCGGACATTCAAGCATACATTCAGGATTTGACTTCATAGCCAATTTAAATTCAGTCATTTTGGTTACAGGAATATTATTAGGTAACTGTTCCAAATGTTCACGTAACTTAGTATCGCTTGAATGAATTTTACCATACCTATAGGTATATTCATCGCATAAAGCAATAAAATGTTTGTAATGCCATCGATAATTATGCATTGATTCTCTGGACCAAACTGTACATGGATGATTGAAATGAACTGCTTTATATAAAACATTTTCCCTATCATCAGACAGCTCAAAATATTTGGCCATTGTTTTACCAGATTTAGATGGTCTTTTGGTTTCTATGCCATCAAGCATTCTATGTACTGTTGATAGCATTTGTGCTGATTCTACAATCATTTTTACCACATGTTTATCGCATTGATCTTGTGCTGCAATGATTGGATTTCTGTTGAGTATAAACAAATTCATATAGTATATTATAACATATTTTTAAGCAAATGTAAACGATTAAATAAAAAAAAGGAGCATGCCCGGACATACCCCTTTTTAGTTTTGATTGGTTTGTACCTCCCTTATTCTAAAGTTGAAAAGTATAACAAAGTTAGAGTAAGATCACCTCCTTAAGTTTCGTTAGCATTTGCCTTAGCTGCAGCTCTTCTCACTTGTGCAGCTTCAGTCCTTGGATTAGCCATTGGCTTCACAAGGAGATCGGGGAATGCTTCTGAAATCAGCAAAGGTGTGATTCCATTATATTTACCCATAAGTTTTTTCTCCTTCATAGTAAGTACCAGTTCAGCTTCGTCTGGATGTAATGATTCTAATACATCAATAAACATCTTTTCTCTGCGAACTGCAGGCACTGCGTCGCCTTGTCCTCCTTTGAAAAAATATTTAAAGTAATATCCCTGCTTTTGGATATTTGATGGTTCGAATCCTGCGGGCGCATCATCCTTTCTATATGGTGGTTCTCCTTTTGGCAGGTTAAATTCAACAGAATCGTCGTATGAACCTTTAAGTATATTCCTTAAAGGACGCGAATCTTGGGATTTAAGATAATCGATCTTATCTTGTTTATTACTAAATTCTGCAGCTTTTCTTAAAACTGCTGATATCATTTGTTCAGCCATTGTAAAATTCCTCCACGACTTCAATCAGATTAGTACATCTTTTCTTTATTAGATAATTAAGTACTTTCATTTTCATTGCTGGTTTTTGTCCAGTAAATGTATTGACTATATTATTATATATATCTTCTGGAATCTCATTTAAATCAATTAATTTACGATTCCTTTGATAATTTCTTTTTATTTCATCAGGCATTATTGAATCATCATCGATCCAAGTATCAATAAGATTCTGCTTAAGTGGTGACTGCCTTACATCATCAACAAAGCAATTATCTGGCGATAGTATATTTGGTATACCATCGCCTTTATCTCCTCTACAAATATGTTCAAAGAGATATTTTCTTGGATGTTTATCAGCAACTGTTTTCTTTTGAATTGGCGAAAACTGTTTTACATTGGAAAATTTTTGTAATTGAATAAAATCTTTATCTGATGATATAATCATGATTGGTTCAAAATTACCAAACTCTTGTGTATGATATACTAAAGCTCCAATTAAATCATCAGCTTCGCATCCTTCCATATGTAATACTTTATACGGCAGATTTTCTTTTATTTCTTCTCTTACTAAGTTAAGAACTCTGAATATCTCATTCCAATCCATACTAGAATTATCACGACTTTTTTTCCTACTAGCCTTGTATTGAGGAAAGAACTCTTTACGCCAGGTGTTCATACCATCAGCGCAAATAACCATTTGGCCATAGTCATTTCTATATTTCTTATTGTACATACGAATACTATTAAGTATCATATGCCTTATAAGGTTTTCATCATTAAGTTTTTGCACTATAATATTTGATAGCGCTATTTGGTTGTAATCAATCAGTATCATCTTTATATTTTTCCATTTTCAAAATTCTTGTATTTAACTTATTGAGTTCAGGTTGTAAAACATGAGCAATGCCCTGTTCTCTTAATAAAGTTGCTACAAGCATATTTAATATAACAAACATATCAGATCTCAAAGGTGGATTTTCTTTATAATTAAAATCAACTCCATATTCTTCTAAACCTGCCTCTATAAGATGCATTGCAAATCTGCTTAAATCAACAGACTGTTCAAATAAATCATCATATATAATATCATCCTCTTCTTCTTGTTCTAGAATTTGAGCTTTTCTACGATCAATAAAAGTATCAATTATGTTTGACTTTTTCATAGTTATATTATACCATATTTCTATGTATTTGTAAACTGTTTTTTTAAATCTTTTACGCTAGGAGCGCCAATTTTACACGATATAATACCATTATAGTATTCATCTGTCAGTAATACATTTCTATCAAATTGTTCTTTAGCTTCCATATATGCGCATTCACCTTTAGTTTTACACAAATGTAAAATTTCTCTATAATAAAAATCAGTTCCAGCTTCTTGTAGTTCTTCTTGTAAAACTCGATTAGATCCATAATAATCTTTCCAATCAGATTCTACGTATGTAATTTTTCTTCGTTTTCTTGTTTTTGTTTTTTGTAATGTTTTTTTAAACCAAAAGAATTTTTTACCTATATATTTTTGTGCAGTACCTCTATTTGTTATACAATAAACAAACCCATAGTAATCGTCCAGACTAAAATTGTTTGGTGGTTGCCATGTCTTGCCTTTGTATATCCATTCCATATATGTATTTATTCATCCCAGTCAGCATCGTCTCCAAAGTTAACATCATCATAGTCTAAAGGAGCAATTTCTTCTTTTATACCACAGGTTGGACAAAATAAAGATTCAGGTCTTTCATCTGGAGCTGCATACTTTATATATACCGATGCGTAACAGTGTGGACATTCAAAATTCACGTATAATCCTTTCGAATTCTGTATAGCCTCCAATAGATTTTCCATCAATTTTTATCTGTGGAAATGTCCTAGCTGTAGGAAACATTTCCATCATTTTTTCGCGATCAAAATCTACGTCAAGCATAAACTTGGTATATTTGTGATGTGATTCTTGAATAAATTGCTGCGCAATTCTTTCTGCCATATCACA